CAAGAGATTCGAATCAAAATTGGACATGATGACCACAAAGCAAAAAGAGCTTGAGAATAAATTTCAAAAGTTCAGCAAAGAACCAGCAGGTTCAAGAGTGTATACTCAAAAAACAATAAACGAAGAGGCAATCTCTCCATTCTTATCAAAATATGAAGCATTTCGCAGAATGAGAGAGGATTTGACTCAAAACTAAAAACAAAATAAAAATGAAAAATAATTTGAAAAAATTGGCTTTCAACTATGACTTGGGTGGTCTTGGTGCGTATGTAGACCAACTTTCTGCTGATATTATCAGTGAGGCAGTCCTTACACCGGTCACTATGAAGTATTGTAATGTGGTTCCGGGAATCAAGGGGACACAAAATGTTAACCTATTGTCTGAAACACTTTCAGTTCAAACAGGTACAACCTGCGGATGGAACTCTGAAGGTCAAGTTACTTTCACAGTAGCTCCTGTAACAGTTCAAGCATTAAAGGTAAACCAATCACTTTGTTTACAGCAATTGAACACACTTTGGTTGGGACAGTATTTAAATGCTGGCTCATACAATGAGAACGCACCCTTCGAAGCTGCGATAGTAGATTTACAGACTAAACAGATAAAAAGATACAACGAAGACCTTCTTTGGAATGCTTCTTCTGGTACTTCTTCATTCAGCGGATTCAAACAAATCTTCGCATCTGCTAACTTCGTTTCAAACGGAGGTGTTAAATTAACAGGTCAAACAGCACTTTGTTCTGTAACTGGTGCTACAACTGTTGAAAAAGCTCTCAATGTGCTTGGACAGATTGATAACATCATCCAAAACTTGGATAGAAATATCTATGACAGAGATGATATCGTTATCTACATGTCTCAAACTCAGTTCAAGTGTTATTTAACAGCTATCAGAAATGTAAATAACTTCCATTTCACTGAACCAACTCTTGGTCAAGTTTATGAGGTATTCCACCCACAAACTAACTACAAAGTTGTTGGAGTTCCAGGTCTTAATGGTTCTGATTTAATCGCAGCTGGACCTATGCAGTATATGCTTGTAGGTACAGACCTTACTTCAGATGAAGATAGCTTTAGAGCATGGTGGTCACAGGATTTCCAAGAAGTGAGAATTATGTCAGCTTGGAAACTTGGTACACAAGTTGCTTTCCAACAGTTCTTCGTAACTAACGGATTGTCTTAATGATATTATAATGAAGGGGAGTTATTTCCCCTTCATATATCAAAAAAAATAAACTTGAATATAAATTTAAAATAAAATGAGTTGTAATCTTTCAAATGGGATTTTACTCGGTTGTAGAGATAATGTCGGTGGCTTAAAAACAATGTGGATAACAGACTATTGTAATATAGCAAGCATTACTCAATCAACTGGTGATACCATCACTCAGATATCAGGAACAGGAACATTTTATTGCTTCGAGTTGATAAGAACTTCTTCTCAACACACAGAAACAGTAAATGCTTCTCTCGAAAATGGTACAGTATTCTATCAAGGTGAAACAGTTACTTACTTTGCGAAATTGGAACAAGCTAAAAGAAATATCTTAAAAACTCTCGCTCAATCTCAGAGATTGGCAATTGTGGTTGAAGATAACAATGGTGCTTATTTCCTTCTTGGACAAACTTATGGTAGCTTCATCACAGCTGGTACTTCTGTAACAGGTAAAGCACTGGGAGATGCTGCGGGATATAATATGACTTTTGGTTATATGGAACCAAATCCAATGAACGAGTTATCAGGACCTTTAAGTTCTGTTGTAGCTGGTTTGACAGTTGGAAGTTGTGGTTGCTAATAAAATCTAAAATCGACTTGTGGGGGGAGAAATCCCCCTTCAAGTTATTTTTATATCATGTTAATAATTCGAGCAAACCAACCCAATACAATGGTTGTGACAGTATCACAGAATAGTGAGCTGACAAACCCTGAGTATTTATTTTCATTCACACATATTTTCTCAAAGGAATCTGTATCGTTTATTCCAACGGATATCTCCACTCATAAATCTCGTTATGATGAATTTTATTTTGTGGAGGGTAATGGAGTAGGTCAGGTTAGATTTCCTTATGAGGGATTATATCTATATGCGATATGGGAACAACCAGCAGGTTCAGGTAATCTGAACCCAGCACTCGCTACGAATGTTGTCGAGAATGGTGAAGCTCAACTTATCATTTCTTCCGCAACAACTGTTGATTCTAACTTCGATTTCTTTATCTCTAATAATGAGGATAATTCGAATATTATATTCGCTCCCGATGAAATAACCCCCTGATTATTGGGATAAAAAATATATTTATAGATATGAATGAAGAATTAAAAAATAACACTGACCTATTAAAAGTTTTTGATTTTGTCAGTGCGAGAGTTCCAATCATCGAAGAAAATCTTGTTATCAATACAAGGTCGCCTTGGGTTTATTATGGGATTCAAAACTTAGCCCCACAGGAACTTATTCGTTTATATAATTCTTCTCCAACTCACAGAGCATCAATCCAATCCAAATGGTATGCTGTTCGTGGTGAAGACTTGAAGGTTGAAATAGGACAAGAAAATAGAATGGTTATGGTGAACTCTCTTGGAGATTCACTTTATGATTTATGGAATAAGTGTGCTTTAGATTTTATTTTATATGGAGCATTTTCAATAAACATTGTTTGGAGAAAAGATAGAGACTTAGGTTTCGAAATGTATTATATGGATACATCGAAATTGAGAGCTGAAAAATCTGATATGTATGATAGAGTTCATCATTACTATTATTCTGCTGATTGGGCTAATACAAAGCGATTCATTCCGAGAAAGCTGTGTGCTTTCGACCCAAATAATGAAGAACCATCCCAAGTTTTTTATTACACAACTCATTCTTGTGGTAATAATTTTTATGCTACTCCATCATATTGGGGGGGAGCTACTGCGATAAGCACAGAGATAGAAATTTATAACTGGTGGTATAACAATATCTGTAATAATCTTCAACCATCATTATGGGTATCATTAAACAATGGTGTTCCTCCACCTGAGGAAAGGGAAGCAATCTTCAACAACATCACTGCCAAATATTCTTCTTCGAACTCACCAGGCAAATTATTCCTTACATTTTCAGAATCAAAAGACCAAGCTCCCGATGTGGTACAGATTCAGTCCAATAGTTCTGATAAAATGTGGATTGAGATGGCAGGTGCTGTTCAACAAGCAATTCTGACATCACATCAAATATCTTCTCCTGAGTTGTTGGGGATTACAACTCCAGGTAAGCTCGGAACTCCTGACCATTTCGAAGCTCAAGACCATTTTCAGAACTTGGTTGTTAAACCTATCCAAACTGAAATTAAAACTGTATTTGAGAAAATATTGTTGTTAAGAGACAGACAAAAGATAACTCTTGAAGTTGACCAATTCGAAATGGTTACAATCGCTGACCAAGCACCAATAAGAGTTTCTGAGGTTGATGTGAATAAAACAGAAGAAGTTGGAGTAGATAAACAAGAAAACATAACTGAGTAATATGGCAAGTCCTGGTATTGTACCTCAAAATATTCTCCTTGTCTCTGAGACAAAGTTGAAATCCTTCACTGATATTGACCCCAATGTGTCGACTTCGGTATTACTTCCGTTTATAGGTGTGGTACAACAGACCAAACTGGAATATATCATCGGAGCTCGTTACTATAAGGAATTATTATATGAAGTATCAGGAAATACATTGACTTCTAACAATCAGAATTTCTTGAATTATTTCGCTCAACCCATGTTGATATGGGCAGCATACGCAGAAGCTTTACCATCGATTTTTATGAGAATAAAGAACAATGGTATTGTTACGGGTGCTGAGAATACTGTTACCATCAAAGAGATGGAATATCAACAGAAGAGAGCTGACGACAGAAGTCAGTTTTTTGAAAGAAGATTGATTGAAGAATTAACCTTCAATTCCAATCTATATCCTTTAGTATTTACAACAACAAGTAATCAGGGATTATTCCCACATCTTGGAAAAAGATATTTCTCAGGAGTTCATATCAATGACTATAATGGTGATACAACGCCATGGAATATGTTATACAAATATGGGCTGAGAAGTTATGCCGACCCAACCTATCCTTACTTATGTCAAGGGGGAGGTTGTTAATAATTTTTAATTATGAGTAACGAGACTTTACTTATTGTATCTAATCTATTGACAGCACTCGCTGGTTGGTTTGTTGGTAAAAGGAAACAACAAGCAGAAACTGATAATCAAGTATTGAGAAATTTGGAAATTAGTGTAAATCTTTATAAAGAAATAATCGACGATTTAAAGACTGAAATTGAAGGTCTGAACCTCAAGATACAAGATTTGGAAAGAAAAATCGACGAATTACACGCAGAAAATAAAGAATTGAAAAAATTAACCAATATCTAATATGCCAACTCCGAGAAGAAAAAACGAATCTGAAGATAACTTTATACAAAGATGTATGAAGGAAGTAATGGATGAATATCCTGATATTTCTCAGAGATATGCGGTATGTAAATCATATTCAAACAAATCAGATAAGAAAATGGCACAAGAAGAAATATTCGTATTGACCCCAAGAAAAACTGAAAACAGAGGGATGTATCTAACGAGATGTTCCAAACATGGTAAGATTAAATCTCAATTCAAAGACCTTAAAGAAAGACTTGGGTTTTGTATGACTTCTTTCAATGAGTATTACAAGTATTGGGCAAAGATGGAAATGGCTGAGGTTCCTGAAAAAACAGCTCTCGGAGAATGTATCGCTCGTGAAAAAGCTAAAGGTTATACCTATCAAGAAGCTTATGCTCATTGTGCGACAAGAGTGGGAACAAAACCACTTGGACCTGGTGAAGCAATCGTTCTCTCTGAGGACTTATTGGTTGAACCTGTAATGACATTTGGACAAGACATATCAATCGATTTTGATGATACATTGTCTACCGATAGAGGTAAGAGATTAGCTGAGAAACTTATCAATGAAGGTAATGTTCTCCATATCATCACCAGACGCAATAAGAGTGGCTCTGAGGAGGTTTATAATGTCGCTGAGGAGTTAGGTATCGCAAGAGAAGATGTCCATTTTACGGAAGGAAAACTGAAGTGGGAGATGATTAAGAAATTAGGTATTCAACAACATATCGACAACAATCAAAATGAGATTGATAAGATAAAAGAAAATCTCCCTGATGTTAAAGCAATAAAATTTAAAGAAATAAAATAAATTAAAATGAGTTTTTCAATTACAAACAATTCTGCTGTTGCTGTAATCACTTCGATTGGAACTTTAACCGCACAAGATGGTAGTTTTACTGTTGGTAGTGGTTCTTTTCCATTATTCTCAGGTGATACAGTTTCAGGTACGAATACAACAATAGCTAATGGGAATGGTTCTAATCAAGCCTCCATTCTCTTATTCCTTCAACAAGGGAATGCTCAACTTGAACTATATGTAAATGGTTCATTGGTTTCTGCTGGTGATTATTCAAGTGGTCTCGTTGAAATAAAAGGACCGATTCTTTTGGCTTCAGATACAATAGCAATTGCTGTTGATGAGGCTGAACTTCCTGTTCCTTCTCCAACTCCGACAAATACAGCAACACCTACGGGAACAGCTGCTGTCACACCTACACAAACTCCGACAAATACTGGTACACCAACTCCTACTCCTACAGCTTCTGGTAGTGCTTCAACACCATATGTTCTGAAAAATGTATTTTTCTATGGTGTTAGTGGTGTTATCAGTGGAATTACTGGTAATATAACCGCTAATGGTTCTCCGATGATTAAATCAGGAACAACAACTAACGATACAGTCGAGTTTCAACAAGCTAATTTCCCATTAGTGAGTACCGCTTCAACATTCAATCTGACACTTTCAGCATCACCTGAGGCCGGATATGTTTTGGTTGATGATGGGACAGCAGGTCTCTATGATAAAATAGTTATGACAGGATGGACATACTATGATGTTCTCGGTCAAACCAGATTTAGTGGAACGAGTTTGTTCTTCAGTGGAAATACACAACTCCCGTACACAGAAAATGGTTCAGTTATTTTTGATGGAACATATTATAACTTGGGTGGAGCATTCGATACAGGATATTTCAATATTCAACCAACACCTTAGTATTTAACTTTGGAAAAAGTGAGTTAAAATTATATATGGTTAATAGAGAGGTTTAATTCTTGCTCCCATTATTTTCCTCTCTCTATTCTAATCTTCTATAGAGCAGTACCAATTCTCGGTACTGCTTTTTTTTTGCTGTTAATTTTATTTGTTGTATCTTCGTGTTCTAAAACAAAAACGATGAAAAACAAGTGTCAGTTGGATGTATGGATTATTTCGAGGGTATCACTCTTTGTAGGTCAAATCCTCGATT